AATATTATATATAGCCGTGTCTTGAACCTGCCATTTGCCATTCCCATATATAGATACTCTTAGGGGGAGCCCTTCCTGGCAGTACGGCTTTCACCCATCATACCATGGCTCCAACCCAAAAACAATTCCGGTTCGCTTCCAAAAACATCTTCCTAACATTCGCACAATGTAACCTCCTAATGGCCACACTACTTGACCATCTGAAACACCTTCTTTCAAACCTGGATATAATTTACATATCCGTATGTTCAGAACTGCATGCATCAGGTGATCCACACCTTCATGCCATGGTTCAACTCAAAAAACCTCTACAGACAAGAAATCCAAGGTTCTTTGATTATAACTCCGATAGAAACAACTTTCATCCGAGCTTTGAACCATTGAGGAACCCCAGAGCTTCAAAATCATATATTCAAAAAGATGGGAACTTCATTGAAGAGGGAGAATTCCAATCCAATGGAAAATCTCCACACAAACCAGCAAACAAGGTATGGCAAGAGATCTTGCAAAAATCAACTGACGAAAATGATTTTTATAAACAGGTAAAAATGCATAGACCAGCAGACTTCGTACTCCGATGGCCAGCGATATCATCATTCGCGAAAGATCACTACAACAGAAATTTCATCCCCTACACCCCACAGTTTGAAAACTTTGTCAATTTGCCAGACAACATTCGCGAATGGGCAAACAACAACGTACTATGTGTAAGCAAGACTTTCGTTCAATACGACCTCTGCTACGAATGCTCTAAGAAAGCCATGTTTGAAACAGAATGTCCAATATCGCTACTTCATAACTTCTATTGCGATAATTGCAGGAGCCCGAGTCTAGACCTCATCGTCCACGAAGCCTCTACATCTGTGGACCAAGCAGAACAGGAAAGACATCCTGGGCAAGATCCCTCGGACTACATAATTATTTCACAAACTCCGTGAAGTTCCATGAATACAACGATAACGCCTTATATAATGTAATAGACGACATTAATTATGCTAAAATATCTACCGAAATAATGAAGGCGTTAGTTGGAGCACAAAGATCTATTACTGTTAACGTTAAGTACCGTCCCGATAGGACTTTATTAGGTGGAATACCATGTATTATCCTTTGTAACCCAGACATGGACTGGACGGTAACAATGTCACCCACAATTAAACAGTGGTGGGATCTCAACGTTACTGAACATTACATGTCTGATTCTGATGTTTTTTATTAATGGAAACAACATGTTCTCCCCACAGCCTCCGGCGGAATATTAATAATAAAATAGTTTTCCAGTTACATAATACCGTCTCATTACATATAGTTGCAATTATTTTTTTAAATACATAACATTGTTAAAAAAAAATAATTTATCACACACGCTTCCGTGTGTTATAGTCACTAGGCCCAGCTTCATTACTCTTTGCAACTTGGCTACCAACAGCAACAGCATCTGCAACAATACTTGCCAACTCCTTGGGCTCAATTACAAAATTCGTTGGGCTTAAGCCCACCTGACTAGCACTGGGCCCAGGATCAATAGCATCTGGGCCCAATGACTCAAGCCTTTTGTAAGGCCCATGATTCAGGCCCAACATACTACCGTCATCATCTTCACCGCTCAACATGCTTTTTGTAGCCCATGATTCACCAGGCTCAATCATAATTCTAGGCCTGCTGACAATCATAGAACTGCTCCTGCATAAAAACCTTTCTGGTTTTTTCACAGCCACGTGCCGAAAATCAACATGATCCATGCTAAACTCCTTGCTGTTAATAGTCACACTAGGTGGACGAAATAAAATTGAAGAACTCTTCTTAGCCGTTGATAACTTAACACGAGCTTTAAACTGGGCAAAATGAAGCCCAGTCTTAACTGAACTGTTTTCAACCTTGTAAAAACATTCCCAAGGCACAGGGTCCTGTAACGAAAAATAACTACTTGCGTAGTAATTTAGCGTAATAGGACATCTTAATGGAAATGTATATTCAGCCTGCAACTGCTCATCCAACAACATCCTCGTATCGTTTAACACAATAATTACGCTTCCGCTGGCGTTAATAGGCACTTGAGGGGCATAATCAATTTGACAATGGTCAATTTTCATACAATGCCCCCTAAATTTACTCCAACTCACATCTTTCATAGATGGGAATGCCAATTTTATCTTTACCCATTCATTTGACAAGGGATACTCAACCCTCTTGGTGCTATGATAAGCATTAACATTAAATACATCTCCACCATTACCAACATCCGACATTCTGCAAAAACATAACAAAAAAAATACAAAAAGGCTTTTATTAATGATATTTAATTTACAGTACTGTCAAAGAAATACACTCTACATTGAGCTGTAATTTGCATTGCATTCCTAGGATCACTGCAAGCAAAATAAACAAGAATGCCATTCTCTAAACAATGGCTAAGATTGCCTTCATCTTCATGACTAAATAAAGACTCACAGTTAACAGAAATCATCTCGTCCATAGATGCTTCGTCAACTCTGAAATCTTTACCACCATGCAAATCAAATTGCATGTCTCTTAACACAATAAACCTATCACGGTAATCCATCTTGATTAGTGCGCTCATAGGTTCAGAATCCGTCATATCCATCAGAGACGTGAAATTCACAATTTCATTACCAGGACGCCTATCCTTAATGACCCACACCTTACACACATTGCTACCAGGCAAAGCAGCATTTGTCACATCTAACCAAACCTTACCCCTCAATAACACCTTAGTAATCCTAATTCTTCTACCATCACGATTTCCAAGGTCCTCTCCCTTGTCAATATTACCAATAAAACCAGCACCCCGTCCGTCGTGGTAAACTGTTTTTATTAAATCAACAGAGTGCGTCTTGCATGGGCCTTTACACCCATCCGGGACCTTCCCCTTCCACCCCGTCCTTCGAATACTTACACCAGCACTCCGGGATCTTCTCGCCGCACTCGTAGCAGATCCCCTGCTCCTCGCACTCCTTTTCCGACGGCTTCTCCACATCGGAAGCCTGTCTGTTACGGTTCCAGATACCCTGCCACTTCTTGTAGTCGCCATATACCTTACGTTTATCTTTAACACGTCCCAGTCGTCGAACCAACCTTACTAATTCCCTGATACAATAAGCATCTTTAACACTCTGGCAATTTTTTCCGAGAAATCCCAACTTCCCCATCGGCATAACCTCCGGGATTAACTGACGGGCAGGAAGAACAGCATTCAACTCCCCCATCAGATACCTCACGCAACACATAAATACTAGGCCCCATATACTTTCGGGTAAACCCTCCATAGCAAAAGACGACATTGCAAACTAAACCGTAAATAATAAATAAAATGCACAGTGCAAATAATACCTTATTTTCGCTCTCTGTATCTCCAAATATTTTCTCCATATATTTCAGTTCAAACACCCACAACTTACTTATAGCCAACAAAACGTGTCTTACACGAAACATTTGAATTTTGAAAATTCAAAAACCCCGCCCTTATGCAAAACTACGTCGTCTCGAATCTACGACTTTGCATTATTTCCCCTGGACCACTATGATAGTGGGTGGGGAATAAAGACGGGCGCATTAATAAAAGAGGCACGTGGTAGGGGACCACCACTACAACTGTCGGCAAAATCTACACCGCACAAAAACGGGACGGCTCGGATTCGCCCACTCATCCTCGCAAGACACGGCTGT